ATTACGTACTACAAACCCTTCATCGAACTGGAGAACACGTATGAACGCAACCGCCGAACTGATCCGCCCTACCTTTCAACCTGTCGCCGACGACTTAACTACGCTGGTCGATGAACTGATATCAGCTAAATCCGCCGAAGCAATCGCCAACAACTACCGCATTAAAATCGAAGAGAAAATCATCGCACTCTGTGGCGTCAAAGAAGAAGGCGCTCAGACGTTTGAGACAAGCTCTGGCCTTAAAGTAACGATTACCGGCAAACTTACCTACTCCGCCAACATGGCCCAATTGGTTGCCTTGTGTGCCGTCTTACCACCTGAGTTTCGCCCCGTTAAAACCACCACAACCTTAGACTCAACCGGCTGCAAATACCTGCGCACCAATGACCCAGCCATCTGGGCCAAGATCGCTGGAGCCATAACAGTCAAACCCGCAAAAACGTCCGTCGAAATCAAAGCCTAATCATGGGTGACAATTTTGATGTGGACATCTTGGTTGTCGCTACTTGTCTTGTTGGTTTTTTGTTTTGTGCAATCGATCTGTTTGAACTGTGGAACTAACCTACTTAACTGTAATAACTGAAAGCGAGAATTATGTTTAACTTAAACTCAATCAAACGAAGTACCGGCCTAACCGCCCCACGCGTGATGATTTATGGTCCGCACGGCCTAGGCAAAACGACCTTCGGTGCCGGCGCTCCCAGCCCTATTTTTATCCTGACCGAAGATGGCCTGGGCCGCTTGGAAGTCGAACACTTCCCATTAGCGACCTCTTATAACGACGTCATTGGTGCGATTTCCGCATTGTATTCAGAAGATCATAATTTTCAGACAGTGGTTATCGACTCGCTCGATTGGCTCGATAACTTGATCTGGACCGACATTCACTCAAACCACGACGAAAAAAGTTTGGCCTATGGCAAAGGCGCTGTGATCGCTGCTGAATACTGGCGTGGAATTTTAGAAGGACTCTCCGCACTGCGCGATGATAAATCGATGGCCATTGTCTTGATTGCTCACAGTGAAATCAAACGCTTTGACTCACCCGAGGTCGAGCCGTATGAGCGTTATCAACCCAAGCTTCAAGCACGCAGCTCTGCACTCGTTCAAGAGTGGTGCGACGCCGTGTTCTTTTGTAATTACAAAACCATCATCAAAAAAGAAACCGTTGGCTTTAACCGCGAAATTAATCGCGGTGTTACCACCGGTGAGCGATTGATCTACACCACAGAAAAACCCGCTTACCTGGCCAAAAATCGTTATGCGCTACCCGAGAATTTGCCGCTCACTTGGGATGCCTTTGCAACCGCTTTAACTAACTAACCTTAAAGGAAAACATCATGCCTATTTTAGAAATCGACTTAACCAATGTTGAAACAACGTCCAGCTTTGATTTGCTACCTAAAGGTCGCTACACCGCAATGGTTGTTGACACCGTTTTAAAACCCACTAAAGCAGGAACCGGTGAGTATCTCGAGATCACGCTTGAGATCGTTGACGGCAACGGTCGCGGTCGCAAAGTGTGGGACCGCTTAAATATTCGTAATCAGAATAAAAAAGCTGAAGACATTAGCCAGCAACAATTAAAAGCATTAGCTCTTGCATGCGGCCAATCGATCACACCAGGTTTTAACACCGACATGTTGCACAACGTGCCAATCACCATTGAGCTCGACATCGAAACTCGCGAAGGCTATGACCCACAAAACCGGGTTAAGAACTACATAGCTTCCAACAGCCAATCACATCAAATTTTTGCACCACGCACGACGCCAAAAGCAGACGTCGCCCCGGCTCAACCAACACAACCAGCCGCTAACACTACTGCTGTTTGGAAGAAGAAAAGCACTGCCACCGCGTAACTTAACTGTGTAACTTCCAACTGGAACTAACCATGAAACCTTACCTACTCATTTGCTTAACCTGCCTACTAACTGCGTGCCAAACCTCACCCCAGGTCCAAGGACCCGACGCCAAAGTGGACCTGGTGATGGACAAAAACATTCAGCCCATGACCCGTAATGAAATCATTATGGCCATCAATGAATGCGAAGCCAACAACACCCGCGCTGTCGTTATTAACTCCCGCAGGAAAATAAACAACTTCAGCACCGAGGTGACTGTGGATGTCACTTGCGCTCCTAAATATAGGTTCTAATATGGCTACTCTTCCCCTCCCAATTCACACAACTCGCCAAGCGATTGTTGAGTGGTACGAAAAAAAACCACAAGAGCATCGCGCACACATGGGCGCTTCCGAAATTGGAAAGCAGTGCGACCGTGCCTTGTGGTATTCGTTTCGCTGGACAACACCCAAGCAATTTAGTGGGCGCGTGTTGCGATTGTTTGATACCGGGTTTCGGGAAGAGACTAGATTATTAGAAGAGCTGCGTGGAATCGGTGTAGAGATTCATGACATCGACCCACGCACTCAGCGACAACATCGCTTTGAAGCAGTACAAGGTCACTTTGGTGGGAGCTGTGACGGGATCGGTCGCGGCTTCCCCGAGTCACCTGCGACTTGGGCTGTCGTTGAATTTAAAACCCACAGCGCCAAAAGCTTTGCCGATCTCAGCAAACACGGCGTCGAAAAATCCAAGCCCGAACACTATGCCCAAGTAAATATATACATGGGTTTAGCCGAGCTCGACCGCGCCATGTACATCGGTGTTAACAAAGACACGGATGATATTTATAGCGAGTGGATTCATTTTGATAAAGAGTGTTTCGATGCATTGCTCGAGCGCGCTGACAAACTAATAAATCTGGACGAACCACCACTAGGTATCAGCACGGACCCGGCTTGGTATCAATGCAAGTTCTGTGATCACAGTCCTATTTGCCACGGTGAAATAGCCGCGTCTAAAAACTGCCGAACGTGTGTGCACTCAAGCCCAGCATCCGATGGCCAGTGGTGGTGCGATTCGCATAAGCGTGTGCTGCACTTAAATGAACAACGCATTGGATGCCGCAGTCATTTGGTTTTGCCGCCGTTAGTGGGCTACGCCGAAGCGATTGATGCTGGCACCGATTACATCAAGTATCAGCACAAAGACACTGGCCTTGAGTTTCTTAATGCGACAGAAGACGCCGCTATTAATGATGGCATCGCCTCGTTTACCTCAACCGAATTAGCCGTCGCTGTGCGTAGTTTGATGGCTGATAAATTGACCGGTGAATTAAAAGCGGAGTTCCCTGATAGCAAGCTCGTTAATAGCCACGATGAGAAGTCAACGCTTTGGCGTAAACGAACCATTGATGCGTTTGCTGATTAAACAATTAAGGAAAAATACATGTTACCTATACAATTACAAATACAGTTAAAGATTGCCGCCAAGAAAAAAGACTATACATTATTAAATTTAGCAATTGCTCAAATAAAAGCCGATAACCCGTCGTATTTTTTTGGTGGTAATGATGATCCTAATTTACATAAGCGTGTGTTTTTTCATGTGCCGTTTGGTAGCTGGTCTGGCAAGGCAATCGTAAATGGTAGAGCTACTAAATATCAAAACAGATTTTGACTACATTTGCTGTGATTATCTTATCAATCGGGTTGTTACATTACCGCAGAGTTTTTAGCCGCAACTATCCGCGCAAGGGGGTAGCATGACAAGTTGGATTGACGAACTAAAGTCAGGTGATAGGGTTATGTTTGATGGCGACCCTGCAAGAGTTTTTAACGTGATAAGGCAACGTCCAACTGCGCCAGATTATTTTTATCTTGATTTTGATGATGGTTCATACATTGGGGTTAATGACAATGAATTGATTGCGAATGGCGTAAGGGGGCAGGATTGACCATATTCGCTGTGCTTATCTTAATAGCCGGCTTATTGATTGGCTGCGGCTTGGGGTTGTTTGGCCTAGTTACCTGGCTCTACTTTTTATTGGAACATGAGGGTGAAGTATGAACGCTAAAAAAGCCAAAGCTTTGCGCAAGCTAATCCAAAAGGTCCATGGCCACAGGCCCGAACTTGCCTACAAAAAAATGACCATGGGGTTTGCGCAGGGCATGGTGACGGTGGCTGCGGACACGCAGCGTGGCCAATACGTGGCCATGAAAAAAATGGTGATGGAAAAATACAAATGAAACTTCGCTACTACCAAACTGAATCTATCCAATCTATCTATGACTGGTTTATTGCAGGTAAAACTGCACCATTGATTGTGCTGCCGACCGGCGCTGGTAAGTCAGTGGTGCTGGGCGGATTCATAGGTCGCGCCTTGTCCGAGTATCCAGACACCAAAATTTTAGTAGTTACCCACGTTAAAGAGTTAGTTGCCCAAGACGCGAAAGCTATTCGCGCAATGTGTCCGCATGCCAGTGTCGGCATCTACTCTGCTGGCCTGGGCAAGAAAGAATTAAAGCAAATCACTGTCGCCGGCATTCAATCGATCTACACCACCAAAGCATTCTACGGTCGCTTTGATTTAATCATTTGCGACGAAGCACATCTAATCCCGCATAAAAGCAGCGGCATGTACCGTCGTTTAATTGACTCCAGCATGGTTGCCAATGACGACGTCAAACTGATCGGATTAACTGCGACCCCTTTTCGCCTGGGCTCTGGCCTATTGCATAAAGGCGAAGGTGCTCTGTTCGATGGCATTAGTTACGAAGCAAATGTAGGACGTTTAATTGAACAGGGATTCTTGTGTCGCTTAAAGTCAGCCTGTGGTGACAACGTCGATTTAGATGGGATTAAGATCACCGCGGGTGAGTACAACATCTTGCAACTTGGTGAACGCATGGCCGCTATGCAGCTAATTCAACATCATGCCGACGCGATGATTACCCACTGCAAAGACAGACATGCGTGGCTAGTATTTTGTGTGACTGTTGAGCACACCACCGCGATGAGTGCTGCGTTGCGTCTGCGTGGTATCGATGCGGACTACATCATTGGTGACATGCCTAATGAAGAGCGCGACCAGCGTCTCGCTGATTTTAAAAGCGGCAAACTTCAAGCCCTGGTGAATTGCAATGTGTTGACCACCGGATTTGACCATCCAGCCATTGACGCCATCGTCATGCTCCGCCCAACCCAAAGCCCAGGCTTGTACGTCCAGATGTGTGGCCGTGGCTTGCGTATGCATGAGAGTAAAACAGATTGTTTAATCTTGGATTTCGGGGGCAATGTTAAGCGTCATGGATTTATTGATGCTGTTACCCCACCGGGTGAGAAGTCGAGCACGCCTGGTACCGCACCCGTTAAAGAGTGCCCGGAATGCAATAGCTATGTAGCTATCAACGCAAGTGTATGTGATGAGTGTGGCTTTAAGTTTGAAATGAAAGGACGCACAAATGAACATGATATGTACAAGGGTGCGATTTTGTCCGTTGATGTTAAACCAACGTGGTACGAAGTGGATCGTGTTTTTTACAGCAATCATTTAAGTAAGAAAAATATTAATACATTGCGAGTGGATTACTTTTCTGGCTTGGTACGTTTCAGCGAATACATTTGTATAGAACATGATGGATATGCATGGGGAAAAGCAGCTATTTGGTGGCACGCAAGAACCACAATTC